CGAAACACTCCGATCACTGGGAGAAGTAAGGTTTTCTGTGATGATTCTGGCATCGGGCCAATCCTTATGTAGTGCGTTTAGACGTGATTGCACGTCTTGGTAGTTTTCTAAATTGAATCTAGGCATCGTCCTCATCTTCCCCTTGGTAATCCTCCACGAACTTCCAGTTATCGCTCATCCAAATTGGTTGCTCGATTCCCTTGATCGTGAGGTATTTGATTGAACCAGTCTCATCGTGCGTAACTAGACCGGTGACCTTGCCCGTGACGAACGTCTCGTCGTCTCCAATGGCACGCATGAGTGTCACGGTATCGTGTAGAAAAATTGAGTTCACTTTGTCCTTTTGATTACTAGATACGGTGCTCCGCCTCCGCGTGCTTGACGCTGAGCAAACTTGTAGCGCTTGCCTTCGTGCTCCATGTAGGCAGACTTAGCGTTTCCCATTTGAGCTAGCACCTCTGACTTGGCTTTATTGAGTTCGTCTTTTGCTCGATCGTATTCGTCTTGAGCTAAGACTAGGTAATGCCCGCCCTCAATCTCAACTTCCTCGTCGGTGATTTCCAAGTTCTCCTGGCGCACGGCATTGTAGGTCGAGTCGGAACCGTCCCAAGCCGGACGCTCGCCTGACTGAAGGCTATCCCAAAAGTCTTGCGCGGCTTGACGCTGTTGTCTTATCTGAAAGTCGTCGCGGTCGATGTCTGCCTCTACCCAGTCCATTCCGACTAGGCCGATTATCTTTCCTTTTCGCAAGTCCATCACGTCGAGGTAGTGCTGCACCTGCGCTTCGTATTGCGGAGGCAACTCGTCCCAGTAGTTGCGTGAGGTCTTGACCTCTAGGATTATCCACTCGCCAGTCTCGACATTGCGAGCGAGCGCATCTGGGTTTGCGTGTAGGTGCTTGACCTTCGGATGCTGATACGTGCCGGTTGTAAAGACTTCGTAGTCTGGGTTCTGTTCCTGCCAGATACTTAGGATTGGTTCTTCGAGGACTTGCCCTAGACGCATTGCGAAGTTCGATGTTGCTAGGGATTCAATTAGTCCTGATCGCTTAGCCCATAGTGCGTAAGCAGACTCCCAGGGATTGAGTCCGAGGATAGTTCCTATCTCCGAGCCTCCGATGCCTTCCTGACGGGCGTGATGCCACTCTGGAGAGCCGTTTACGAACACGCCTAGTAGTTTTGCCTTATTAAACTCTTGCGGAGCGTGGAGCTTCATTTGACCTCTTTCGCTAATAGGCTTAGCTTATGTCCGACCTCCGACGTTTTGACACGGCCTACGTCAATTTTCTACGGAAGATTCACGAAGTCGGTCGCGTGCCGTGTGATGGAAGGGCCAATTTATTTTTCCCCGATGACCTGCCGAATCCCGAGGCTCGCAAGCTTGCTACAAAAGTAGCAAAGCGGCTATGCCAAGAATGCCCAATCTTACAGGAATGCTTTACGTACGCAATCGAGTCGAACCAGCGTCACGGAATCTGGGGAGGAACTTCCCCGAGTGAGCGTTAGTCTTTAGCTAACTCGTCGTCGGTGTCGGGAGTGTCGCTTAGGTCGTCCCAGTCAAAGTCGCCATCCTGATTGACCTCTAGTGCGTCTTGCACGGCCTCGGAGTCTGACTTTGCTACGGCAGCTCGATAAGCGTTCTGAATGTCTGTCAGCTCAAGCGTGCCTCGCCATGCCAGGCTAACGCCGATCGTAGTTAGTACGACTGCGAATGCCGAACCAACGCCAATCAAACTTCCGAGTACCCAGTTGCCAGCGACCGCACCGACTGCCGTGCCGCCGAAGAACGTGGCGAGGGTAAGTCCTAGTGACCTGAGTCCGAATTGCTTTAGGTATTCCTTTATCATTTCACTTCCTGTCCGCAGCACTTACAAAGCTCCGGCTCCACCACCGCTTTAGCTTTCGTGTCCGCTTGTTTTGTCTGAGTCCCTTTGGTGTTTTCGAGAATGAGTTTGTAGAGATCGACTTTGTCGGACGTGACACCAAAGACTCCCTTCAGTTTACGGCTTGCGGTTGCGTGCAGGTGAGGGCCGGAACTCATACCTGAGTTACCAACCAAGCCAACGGTCTGACCTTTGACTAGCTTCTGCCCGACCTCGTAACCTGGACGCTTGTCCATGTGGCAGTAGCCGATGTACCAAACAACGCCGTCTTTATCCATAGCGGTTTGGACTACTACCCAGCCGAGCACTTTTGAATACTGAATAAGTCTTATCGTTCCCTTAGCGATTGCAGGGATGCGAGTTCCGCGAGGCCGTGCCCAATCGGTTCCCGAGTGAGGTTGCATACCGTTCTTGCGACGGAAGTCGCTCATCGTGCCGTAGTGTCCCGTGATGTATTTGTCGGGATAGGGCAAGCGCCAGTCTGAGACTCGCTTAGCCATTTAGAACCTGCGCAAAGAATGTAACGACCGAGGCAATGACACCAGCTGCACCTGCGACTATCCATACCTTGCGCTCTAGGGCACGGATACGCATCTCGTGATCCTTTATGTTGCGCTCCACCCAATCAACGTGAGTAGGGATTTTCTCATTCAGTCGCTCGACTTGCCTGATTAGTTCGATAGCCCAAGCTGGGATTTCGTCGTTGTTCACTACACGCTCCAAATAGTCAAAGTGTGTAGGTTGTTGCCTCTATTGTACTAGCTAGCTACTGCACTAACTGGATAGCGAATAATGAAGATACCAGACCCGCCCGAACCGCCTGTTGTATTATACGAACCACCGCCTCCGCCACCTGTATTGACTGTTCCTGAGACTGGGTCGATAGGTTGTGGAGGTGTGTAGTTGAACCCTTGACCACCTTTTCCTCCGCCGCCAAGACCCCCAGCACCGCCGACTGAACCAAAGTTATCCGAACCGGAGCCACCACCGCCACCAGCGTAGTAGTTGCCATCCAACCATTGCAACCCATCTCCACCTGCACCGCCTACAGACTGACTTGGAGCATCTTGCCCAACTTCGGAAGCACCACCGCCACCACCGCCGGCATCTTCAAAGCTTTGTATGCCAGCGCCGCCATCGTATCCTTGCACTGGAGTTGTCGCGGGAGTATTGCCTAAACCTGGCGAGGTGGAATTGGCTGCACCTCCACCTGATCCACCGCTAGCTCCATTTTTTGCAGGAAATTGATTATCGCCTCCAAAGCCACCACCTGATGCACTCAAGCCATAGAAGGAAGAAGGGTTGCCAGACGTAGCAAAGCTTAGGTATGCACCACCAGAGCCTCCAGCACCTATGGTGACTTGATGAGTTCCTGGCAGAATACTTTGATTAGTGAAGGCTCTATACCCACCGGCTCCACCGCCACCGCCGATTGAATAACCACCACCACCGCCGCCTCCGACAATGAGAAAATCAGCACCAAGTAAAGACGAACCACTAATGGTCAAAGTGTCTGTAGAAGTAAATGTGCGATAGTGATACCCGCCATCGGTTGTAAGCGTTCCGCCTGTAACGGTTGGCAGAACGTCTGAGGCTAATAGATGAACCGGAATCATACTGCGACTTTACCGATTACTCGATACTCGTTACTCCCTGTTTTGAGAACACCAGCGGCAGCGTATTCGGTGTCAATTGTAAATACAACCGTTGTGCCCGCAGTTCCCACTCCAGCCCATGAGGTTACGCCTGTACCTGCTGCAATTGTGACGGTTCCGCTTGTATTGCGAAGCACCTGAATCATGTCCCCGACTTCGCTCATAATGTCTGGGATTGTTATTTGTACGTTGGCAGTTCCGTTTACGTTGAGCACGGTGTTTGTGTCGGTTGCCACTGCCGTATAAGCGGCAGTCTTGTCTTGAATAGTCGTCTGAATGTATTGTGCATTCATGTCACCGAATGAAGCATCAGCCGTTCCGCCTGAGACATAAGGCTGACCTGCTGTTCCGCCTGAGATCGAGACAATCAAGTCCTCCCAAGCAGAGCCGCTGTAATACTGGTACTTGTCCTCGTTCTCAATCCAAGTCAGCATTCCCTCAGTTGCCACCGGAATAGCTGTAGCTCTGACTGCGGTTCCTGAAAAGACCATGACGGTCTGGTCTTGTAGATAATCCTGGACGTTCGAGGCAGTGATGATCTCGCCAGGAGTCCATGTCCTAAACCCTGCCATTAGCTTGCCTCAATCTGTACTAATTTCCATTCGGTATTTTCTTCGTCCCACTGATAGATGTCACTTGTGTCGCCATCTGGATAAGGAACTGGAGCCTCCCATTGGCAAGTGTCCTCGTCGAGTAGCCATGAAGGATAAGGCTGTGGAGGTATAAACGCATCTCGATCAGCGTCATAAGTAAAGCCAATGCCTGCGTAGTTCTTGCGTATGTTGTTGTTGTAAGACGTGCGCTTGCAGACTTGACCGCGCAAGTTCCCGTAGTAAGCCTCCCAGTCTAAGATGCCGTCTACTACCTCGTCCTCGTTGCGACCTGTAATTACTTCAGTGACGATGTTGTTTTCGTCTAAGAATGCGTAGTGTGCCATGCCTCTATCCTAACTAAAGCTAATTGTATCCGTGCCAGCAGTAAAAGTTGTTACTGAGTAACCCGCAGATGTAGAAGTCGAGCTTGTGAGGCCTGCACCTACTGAGATTGTGTAGGTATCTGGGTATTTGATTATGACAACACCTGAACCGCCATTAGCGCCTGATGTTGTTTCAGTATTTCCAGCTCCCGCACCACCACCAGTATTTACTGCACCAGCCTCACCTGTAGTGTCGGATCCCCCATCGCCACCGCCGCCAACTCCACCGATACCTGGATTGGCCGCTACGTTTCTGTGGTTTGCACCACCGCCGCCACCGCCTCGTGCAATAGATGAGCCTGTGATAGAACTATAAACTCCATCGCCGCCATCTCCACCAGCTTGCGATAAACCGTTTTCTCCTGCCTGAGAAGCACCACCCCCACCGCCGCCAGCCCAGTTTGTTGAAGTTGCATTGAGGTAACCATCACCGCCATCGTAACCCTGACCAGTTTCGGCAGTTCCACCTGGGCTATCTGGTTTTATAGTAGTTCTTGTGCCACCGCCACCGCCGCCAGAACCACCATCGCCCGCTGGTGTTGTTGTCCAATAAAATCCACCACCACCGCCTCCGGTAGAAGTTATCGTAGATAATACTGAATTTGAGCCGTCAGCCCCACCGCCTGTACTTCCAGAATAAACTCCACCAGCACCACCAGCTCCGACTGTGACTGTGTAGTTAGTAGATGTAGTTAGCGTCAAAGATGATTCCGCAGATGTTCCCCCACCAGATGATTCTCCTGAAACAGAACACCTGTAACCACCAGCACCGCCTCCACCACCAGTATCAGAAGCAGCACCACCGCCACCGCCCGCGATGACAAGATAGTTCACGCTAATTGCTGGGCCAAACGAAATGCTATCTGAGCCTGCGGTGAATGTTGTGACCGAATACCCGCCTGATGTTGCAGTGCTTGCGGTAAGTCCTGCGCCTACTGAGATTGCGTAGGTGTCTGGGTACTTGACGATTACAATACCTGAGCCTCCAGAACCGCTTGGAACTGTGTTTGCACCTAAGCCACCGCCGCCTCCTCCGGTGTTTACAGTTCCATTTGTAGCCGAATTATTACCCGCGCTTCCTGCACCACCACCGCCAGAACCCCCTGAACCTGGAGTGCCAGCATCTATACCAGCACCGCCTCCACCTCCATAGGTTGTAGATGAACCCGAGATGCTAGTCGTTACGCCATTGCCACCATTACCGCCATTGCTGCTAGAACCATTGGTTCCAATAGCTCCAGCTCCTCCGCCACCGCCAGCTCCATAGTCGGGACTGAGATAGGCATTGCCACCAGCGTATGACTGATTTGTTGTCCCGCTGGCTCCCAAGCCATTAGTGCCATAACCACCACCGCCAGAAGGTGAATTTCCATTACCGCCAGACGTATTTCGGTT